TTCGTGTCGAGACCACGGCGGAAGGCTGGACACTGACAGTGGATGGCAACCCGGCTCACAGCGCTACAGCCAAGCTCCACAGCGGATGTCGGCTCTATGTCGAGTGCGATGGACAAGAAGGGTGCATCAATGACCTGTGGCTGCTTGCCAAGCAGCTATCCACCCATTTTGCAGCCAAGGCCGCGAATGCCGAGTGGGAAGCGCACATCAAGGCGTTGCGCCCTCGCGAATTTCTCGCCGAAATCAAGGCGCTCAAGCACGCCCGTGAAATGGCGTCCTACATGGGCGGCCACATGAACTATGCGGCGCGTGTCGCTTCCATTGACGACGAGATTGCCCATCTTCGCAACGCGAGGGCAGCGTGATGACCAAGCCTCCCCGCTTCGCGCGGTCTCAACAATCCTCTCGCCAAACCAGCAATACCGGTTTCGTTCTGGCGCTCATTGGCTTCGCGGCTTCTTTCGCTGTCATTGGATGGGTGATGTCATGAGCTACCGCGAACAAGCGACGGTCGCCGCCCTCCAGCGCGCCACAGGTGATGCATGAAGGCCGCCAGGGACGCCCCGCGCCGCGACAAGCGGATGCCCGTCATGCTTTCGCAAGCTGAACTCGATGCAATCGAGAAATACCGCTTCGAGAACCGCGTAGCGACACGAGCCGAGGCCGTCCGCCGCCTTGTAAAGATCGGGCTCGAAGTGGCCGAGGAAGAAGCAGCGGGGCCTTGGTTCTGATGGCCCGCTTCGTCAACTACCTCGCGTCCAACCCCACCCGTCTATTCACGTTCATAGCCCTGTGTGTTGTCGCGGGCTGCATGGAGATTTGATGATGACCGCAGAAGAAACCCCGCGCAATGGTCGCCGCCTTGATGGCGGTCCGGCGTTTCCGTTCGTATCATGGCGAGCGCCGGACGGCATGATTGCCCAAGCGGCCACCGGCGGCATGTCCCTTCGCGATTGGTTCGCGGGGCATGCGCTTATCACAATGGGTGAGGCGAACCCGGACTTGCCCGGCAGTCCCGCCAATTTGGAGCATTGGCCTAAGCCTTACGAATTGGCATCCCGGCGCGCATGTTGGGCCTACATTCAAGCCGACGCCATGCTTGCCGAACGGGCAAAGGGCGGTGCGTCATGACCGCCCCCTTCTTCTACCTCACACCAGAAGGGGAAGCTCGTCGCCGGTCTCGCCTGATCCAGGCTGTCGCTGCGAACGGCCTACGCACAACCGGGCTCAATTCCGAAGGCTTTGAATGCGCCGAGACATTGCCTGCCAGCCTCATGGCTCAGGTTGAAGCGGCTCAGGCTGAAATGGCGAGGGCGGCATGAACGCGACCACCGCTCACACGGGAGAACTGACAATGGCACAGATCGCCACGATTGACCACGGCGCTTTGCAGGCGCAGTTGCAGCCAGCCGATCCAATGATTTCGATGATCGAGCGCATCGCGCTGGACCCAACGGTCCCGCTTGATCGGCTTGAACAAATGCTAGCCATGAAAGAACGATTGGAAGATCGCAACCGGGCGCTTGCTCGCGAGGATCGCGAGTATGATGCCAAGCGCGCCTACTTCAAGGCGATGTCGGCTTGCCAGAACGAATTGCCAGTCGTCATCAAGCGCCAGAGGAACACGCACACCAATTCGAACTATGCGGACCTCGCCGCGATTGAAGAACAGGCAATGCCTGTCATCCACAGGCACGGGTTCGGCGTCACCTTTCAGCCTGACGGATACAACGAAAAGGGCGAGCTGCAGATCAAATGGGAGATAACCCACGACGAAGGGCATAGCCGCAGCGACGTCGCGGGCATTCCGGTCGATGGCGCAGGTTCGCAAGGCAAGGTCAACAAGACAGGTACACAAGCATTCGGCAGCACGGCCACTTACGGGCGCCGGTATCTGCTTTGCATGTTGTTCAACATCAGCACCGGCGACGACAAGGACGGCAACGCCGACCACCCGGAGCCAATTTCCGAGCAGCAGTTGGCGGAATTGCGCGACCTTATCGAGGCAATCAACGCGGATGCCGACAAGGTATGCGCGCGGTACAAGATTGAGGCTCTTCCAGACCTTCCGGCCAAATTGTTTCCGCAAGCGGTTCAGGCCCTCAAGGATTGGGCGAGGAACCAGAAATGATCCAGGTCTTCGATGAAATCGAGCAAGGCTCCGAGGCGTGGCATTCCGCGCGCCTCGGCATTCCGACCGCGTCCAAATTCGCGACCGTCATGGCCAAGGGCGAGGGCAAAACCAGATCCGAATACATGCGCAAACTGGCGGGCGAAATCCTGACCGGCGAACCGATGGATTCGTTCTCCAATGCACACATGGAACGCGGCAAGTCTATGGAAGATGAGGCGCGCGAAACCTATGCCTTTGTCAACGATATTGAGCCGCGCCGGGTTGGCTTCATCCGCAACGGAGATCGCGGCGCAAGCCCGGATAGCCTGATAGGCGATGATGGCGGCTTGGAAATCAAGACTGCCCTGCCGCACATCCATATCGAACGGCTTTTGGCCGACAAGTTGCCGCCGGAACACAAGGCCCAGGTTCAAGGCTCCATCTGGATAGCCGAGCGGGAATGGTGGGATTTTGTCAGCTTCTGGCCGCGCCTTCCGCTGTTGACCGTTCGCGTTCGCCGCGACGATGAGTACATCCGCACCCTCGCCGGCGAAGTCGAAAAGTTCAACGACGAGTTGGCCATCCTTGTTGAGCGCATTCGTCACTATGGCGACCGGCCCGCTTGGTCCGCACTGCTCAAAAACAAGCTTGTTCAATCCTACGCTGGAGGCTGACATGGCGCGCGCTCTGATTGTTCTCGATAGCCGCTTTGAACGCGAGAAGGCGTCCCGCTGGGTTGCCGACGCACCGTATGGAACGCGCGTTGAGTTCAAGGCGGCAAAGCGCTCGCTGCCTCAGAACGACCGCATGTGGGCCATGCTGACCGAGGTGTCGGAGCAATTGCAGTGGCACGGCATGAAGCTGACGCCGACCGATTGGAAGTTGCAATTCCTGGATGCCTTGAAGCGCAGCCGCCAAGAGGCGTTGCGCATCGTGCCGAACCTGGATGGTACGGGCTTCGTCAATCTCAGCACTTCGTCTTCTGACCTCTCGAAAGAGGAAATGACCGATCTGATCGAACTGATTTTCGAGTTCGGTTCCCGTCATGGCGTTGCCTTCCGCGAAAACCGGGAGGCCAAAGCAGCATGACCCTCCACACAGAATTGCCGATCCCCGGCAATGGCAGCGGTCTATTCGCATGGTTTGCTGGATTGTTTCGGCGTCCGGTGCCTCACGTCACAGTCAACACCTACAGCGTCAAGAGGATCGACGCCAAGGCACTGCGTGACGCAAAGCATAAGCAGTTGGAAGATGAGTTGCCCTTGCCATTCGAACTTCGCCAGCGCCTTGCGCGTCTGCGCAGAAAGGCGGTGGCGTAGATGGCCTACCTCGCAGAGCTTATCACCGCGGAATTTGGTGAACGTTGCCCGGATTTTGCCGAAGGCTGCGTCTGCTGTGAGATATGGAAAGCGTACGACACACTCACAGCGCCCGGACCGCTGACCGCCGAGGAAGAAGATCGGGCGGCGCATTTCTTTGATCGGTACGCCGCTGGCATAGACGCTTACGCGCAATTTGACCGCGTTCGCCCGTCCGCCTTTGGAGAGGGTGACTAGATGGCGCGGCGCGAGTTCACCAAGCCCGTCATGGCGCAGATCGTGCTGCGTGCCAAATGCACCGTTACAGAGTGCAATGGTCATCCAATTGGACTGGGCTACTGCAACCTCCATTATCGAAGGTATCGTAGGCACGGATCACCGACCGGAGGGCGTAAGACTTACAAGGGCGAGCCAGCCGACTTTTTGGCGCGGGCCGTAGCCGCTCACACTGACGAGTGCATTATCTGGCCATTCGCCAAAAGTTCGGCGGGGTATGGTACGATATTTTTCAACGGAAAGTATCAGAACGTCCACCGGCTGTCGTTGACGATGGCCAAGGGCGCGCCAC